TAAGCCGAAACCAATGCCTTTTGAAACAGGCATAATTTCTGAAGAGACTTTCCGCAATACAGTGGTGAATGGTCTCTCCGATGCTCTTCTAGGCATGAACAGCAACGCATGGAATGGACTTCCATTCGGTCCGAATCAAGGGACACCGATCACACAAGTCACTACCATGCAGATCAATCTGCGCTATTACTTCATATCCAATTTTCGGCAGATGTTGTCCCAGGCGTATTGTGAAAAGGGATTGATCCGAACGGCATGCAGAGTGCCTGTGGAGGATGCGCTTCGTGGTGGGTTCGAAATCATTTCAAAGCAACTCTCCCCCGATCAAATCAAAGATATTCAGAATGTCATGGAGACAGAGGGAGATTTGCTTGTAGAGGCAGATGCCCTAACTTGGAATAGATTGTTCGGTGGTGCCGGAACGCTCATCATCACTAATCAAGACTTCTATCAACCACTAAACGTCCAAGCGATCCGAGTTGGAGATCCGCTGGAGTTCCGCGCCGTGGATATGTGGGAACTCTACTGGACCAAGCAAAATACGGATGATTATTCCCTCGCAATAGACGCTCAAAATCTGGACGTCACTGATTACTATGACTATTACGGTAGGGAAATTCATCGTTCTAGGGTTCTGAAGAAGATTGGCGTCAATGCGCCTTCTTTTCTGAGGCCTAGACTGCATGGATGGGGCCTATCGATTTGCGAATCCATGATTGATTCGATCAACCAATACCTGAAGACCAACAATCTGATTTTTGAAGTCCTCGATGAGTTCAAGGTCGACGTATACAAGATGAAGAATCTGGCCAACACACTTCTCGCCGCTACTGGAACACAAACAGTGCGCAATCGAGTAGCCATGGCCAACCAACTCAAAAACTACAACCACGCTATTGTGATGGACTCTGAGGATGACTTCATCCAAAAAGAACTCACTTTCGCAGGCATCGCAGAGACAATGGACGGTATCCGGAAACAAGTAGCCTCCGATCTGCGCATGCCTCTCACGAAATTGTTTGGAATTTCCGCGGCCGGATTCAATTCCGGTGAAGACGATATCGAAGTCTATAACGCGATGATCGAGAGCCAAATACGCAGTTTTGCCAAGAAAGACCTTCTCCGCATGGTGCAGCTGCGTTGTCAGCAACAGTACGGAATGATTCCCACGGATCTTTGTATAGAGTTCGAGCCACTTCGTGTTCTGTCGGCCGAACAAGAAGAGAACGTGAAGACCCAGAAATTCAATCGACTCCTCGCAGCAAAAACGTCTGGTGAAATTTCTTCATTGGAATTCAGGGATGCCTGTAATAAAGATAGCTTGCTGAGTATTCAGCTCGACACAGACGAACAGACGCTTGCATTAATCGATGAAGAAAAAGACGCACAAGCCGACCAGGAAAACGAAGAAGGCGCCCCGAAGTCTAAAGGCAAAGAAGGCTCCTCTCAAGAAGCAGACGAAGTCAAACAAGCCAAAACCTGATTCCAAATCATCTACGAACATTACTCCATGCAAATTCTCCGGAGGATTGTTATGAGATTTGAGTGTCAGCCAGATTGCGGGAAGTGCTGCGTGGCACAAGGTGATTGCGGTTTCGTTTTCTTGACAGAATACGACATGCTCCGAATCGAAAAACATCTTGGCACTAAGAGAACCGATTGGGCAGCATACGGAAAATTTGATTACACAAGGCGATCAAACGGCAAGCCGGATGAGTCCTGGTACCTGGTAAATAATAAAGACCGTTGTCGTTTCCTAGAGGGTACCAAATGCGGCATCTACGAACACAGACCCGCTGCCTGTCGAAACTTCCCTTTCTTTCCAGAACACATGGAGCCAAATAAATGGGAAAGCCTAAGTTCATTTTGCCCCGGCATAAACAAGGGAAAAGAATGGTCGCCTGAAGAGGTAGCATCCATAGTCGATGAACAAAAAAGGACGGATGCAGTATGAAAACCCTTCTATTCGCCCCGTGTTATCTCGACGGGAAAGACTGGCAAGGATATGAGCGCGTTAAACGCATTCAGGATTGGTTGTTTTTCCACATTCAATTGAAAGACCAATTGGGGTTCGATGAGATTTGGATGAGTGATGATTGCTCTGATCCGGAGAATCTTGAAGCCACAGGTGCCAGTATTTGGAACGACAAGCTTCAGCCGATGAACGGTGGCAACCCGAGAATAGGATTGGTGAACATTGTCTCGTATCGCAAACCATTGGTCAGCGGAGGCGGGTCATGCGTGAACTATCCATACTGTTGGAAGGCCCTGTATGTGATGCGGTCAGTGATGGAGAGATTCGACTACTCCAAATCGATTACGCTCGACACCGATGCGTATGTACTAAGCCAGAGACTTGCGTCTTACGTAAAATCTCTAAAGAGTGGCTGGACGGCCTTTTGGATAAACAAATACAATTTTCCGTCCGCAGAGTTTCATGTGCTCACACAACCTGCGCTGCACCAATTTGAGGATTTTACCGAGCCTCCGTATATGGCGCATCAGGGGAAGCTCATGGAGACTTCTTTACCATTTACGAACATAAATAGAGATTTCATTTGCGACAGGTTCGGGGAGCAAGGCGTTCAACAGCACCCACAGATGGATTTGTACTCGCAATATCGTGGAGACGTGAAGCTCGCTTTCCATTAGGGAGAAATATGAATCAACAAGAACTAGAAGAAATAATCAGGAAACAAAAAGAACAGCGTTCAGCACAAGGATTACCTGATGGAGACGTCCAGGTTATGCCAAGCGACCTTCCGCCCAGGCTGCTGAGTGACTTCAATATAGCTCTGCATATGGTTCTCGAACGGAACGTGATGCAACAGATGCAATATAAGATCGGCGTGAAGGCCTCGGAAGGCAAACCGGCCAGAGACAAATATATTCGTATTCTCATTTTCGAAGATGGTTTCGTATATGACCCAGAGGTTAATAGTGGACTACCCGCTTCCAATTGATATGGCCGAGGCCTTTCGAGCGAATATTGATCAGGCATTAAGAGGACAAATGTCACAGTCCACTATAAACGTCGGACATAATAAGATTCACATTATCTTCGTGAACGGCGCGCCAGAACTGTTCTTGAAGAAAGAGCCAGTTCCAGAGCCTAAAAAATCGGTATTGGAGATAGCAAAGTCCTGAATATGGAATCCGAATACCCATTCAGCTTGGAATTTGCCCAACACATTGATCGCTCTCTCATAGATGCGGCCCATGGACTTCTCACGCAAATGCAATGCCTCTATGTTCCTGTAGGAGACTCTCTGGAGAGTGCCAAGAAGGTGCATGTCATTTTTGTTCCCGACTTCGAAGTGTCCAAGTTCAAAGAAAAAGAGACGACCTGTCTGTTGAAAATCGTGAAAAACGAAGAAGACGACATTACTGGAGTTCCGATATGAGATGGTGGACGCCTGGATTAACGCTCGCGCAACTGGAGAAGAATGCAATTCTTGAGGCCTATGAATTCTATGGAAAAGATAAAACCCGTACAGCCATGTCCCTCGGAATTACAGTCCGAACCCTCTACAATAAGTTCGGAGAATGGGAAGGCAAAGAAACACAACCCGAGGAAGTTCCGCCAAGTGTCCCTGCTCAAAGTACCGCCTCCGGGATTCATATGGAATCCAGCAAGGAAATATCCAAGGAACCTGCCATGCCCTTGCGGAAGCGAGAAAAAGTTCAAAAGATGCTGCCATAATTCATTAACGCCAACGGTTCCGCTTGTGTCTACAATCAATCGCAGAGAGTTGGCGACCCATATGAGGGAAAAACCTAGTGAAGGTTCAAGAGCTGAAGCCGGTCAAGGAATCGAACCAGGACTTCGACCGAATGGAAAAGATAATAAGGGAACTGTTCCGCAAGGAGATTTACCTGCCTCTGGTGCGGGAACTGGGCTTACCGACGCAGACGACTCTGAAGAATGCGAAAGATGACGTCCTCGCTGCAATCTCCAAAGGTAAGATAAGTTTCTACCGCGGGCATTTCCATGGAACTTTCACCGCTGAGATATCCAAAGAATTGAAAGAATTGGGAGCTCAGTGGGACAGAAAGACAAAGACTTGGGCAATCTCCCAATCAGCCCTATCCACCGAAATGCGCTCCGCCATCTCGATGTCTCAATCTAAGTT